TTACGCACGAATCAACCGAAGGACCCAGATGACGGCGGAGGCCGTGAGGGCGATTCCCAGCACCGCCGCCCCCCAGCCGATGAGATCTGCCGCAAGCGCTTGCCCTAATTGATGCAGGTCCGTGGCGACTGTTGCGAGTACCATGGCGTTCCCTCTTTCCTTCGACAAGACGGCAGCCCGTGCACAGGCTACCGCCCCATCAGCCCGATTACCGCACCAGCGATTTCACGCGCTTGTACGCGAAGATCGTCAACGCCACCCCGATGAACACCACGCCCCAGGCCACGATGTCACCCTTCACGCTGGTAATCGTGGTGGTTGTCGCCGCATCCACTGGAAACACCTGCGCTATGGACTCGTGCGCCATGAGCAACAGTCCCAACACGAACAGCCCGATGGTCTTGCACATCTGAATCACCCCCTCTCAATTCGTGGTCCCGAGCAACAGCTTCACGATGACACCCACCGTGAACCCTCCCAGGAAGCAGGCCCCAGCCCAATACACCAGTGCATCAATCGCGGCTTGATCCATGAGTCCCTCTTAGCGCAAGTCCGGTGGCGTCGTCAGCACGCCAGGCGGTGAGGCGAGTAACCCCGGAGGACTCGCCAAGAGATCGGGCCGACCTAGTGCTAACAGCCGGAGGAGGCTCACCCGGTGCCGTGCTCACCAGACGGTCGATGGTCGGACTCTCCGCAGACGACGAGGGAATCAAGTTCGGAACAAACGCCTCATCCGATCGCATCCCGCCGTAACGCACCCCTGTGCCAGAGAGCACGCGCACGCCGCGCAGCAGGCGTGAGGAGACCGTGCCACCTGACTCTCCTGCGATCTCGTCTTCGGTCATCAGCCGCCCCTCGTCCGACACCCAGAGCCACACCGTCTTCCCACCGTGTTTAGTCGTCATGCCCCCTTGAATACGAATCGGATGCACGGTCGCAGGCACGACCACGGGCACACCCGCGACCGGCTGAGAGACGGCAGCCGTAGGCAGCGGAGGAGGGGCTGAGATCGTCGAGACCGCTGCCGCTGGCGGGATTGGTTTCACCCCTGAGAGCCAGCCCCCGAAGGCAAACCACGCGACGGCGACAAGCAACCCGAGTGCCCCTATAATCAACGTCGGACTCTTCAACATGGACCCTCCCCGCGCGGTTTCGCGCACCGTGGCTGAGGCATAACTGGAATAATAGGCGTACAGCTTCGGTTCGTACTTGCCCGAGAACATGCGGATCACCTCTAATTCTTCTGGATTCCCTCGCACCGACGCCTGATACCGATTCTTCAAGCCGAACCGATCCAGACGGCGAAATTTTGTCGTGGCTTCCACCAACCGATTCACCCCGAGTGTGACTTGCCCATATTGCTGACACATCAGCACCAGATCGATGCCCCGGTGCCGATGGGTTTCGAGCCACCGCAAGAGCTGCGGGTCCGTCTTGTCCTTCGAACGAAACACGGTTTGCACTTCGTCGATCAACACCGCAGACCCCGGCTCGACATGCAGCAGTCCGGCCTTCACCTCTTCACCGGACTCCCAGAGCGTAATCTGTTGTTGCAGCACCGTGAGTTCGACCCCCTCAAACAACGCGAGCCGATCCAGATAGACGCCATCCACAAAGACATAGACACGCCGACCGGCACGCACCCACTTCAGCAGCCGCTCAGAGACCGCATAGTAGGACTTGCCTGAGCCTGGGACCCCTTCCAACATCTCGATCACCGCTGGTTCCCTTCCCATCCGGCACGTGAAGACCATCGACGTGTCATTGCAGCCATGTATGTTCCGCACAGGGTTCACCAGCCCTGAGACACACATAGCCCTCTGCCATGGCGATCAAGGCCCCTTCGGGCGTCAATTGATTGCGCTGCGCCACATGGCACAAGACCGACAACATCTCTTCGGACACGCACACCATGAGCATCGGCATCGCTCCCCCTCCTTTTTGCTTAGGACCCCTATCGCACAAACGGAATGGTTTGGAATGAACCGCACCCCCATCGCCCCGGCCATGATCGCGATCGCTTGCGACATCCCGGTGGCGCCGAGCAGCCAGGCGTACTGATCGGCAATGACGGGGACCGTGAGCCCTCCTGTTCCCACTGACGCGATGAGTGCATCGACAGGCGACAGCACCGAGTCCCACCCGACCACCCAGATATCTCGAAAGCTCTGGATCATGTCCATCAGGAAGCAATAGATCAGATTGAGAAGGGCCGTCATGTGTTCCCCACAAAGATGAGGCGATAGGCGGCAAAGGCCGCGAGCGCAATGATGAGCGATCGTAGCGCCGTTAACATGCCGGACCAGGCCGAGAAGTCCAGCGTGAAGCTGCCCAAGAGATTCGATTGCAATGCGTAGGTGGGAATGGCCGAGGGCCAGGTCAGCGTTTTCAGGAGCGTGAGCGCACTCAGCAGGCCAGAGCCTTGCCATACGTGCATGTGATCCTGCAGCACCGATCCGAAGGTGCGTGCCTCATGGTTCCCCGCTGAACAGGCCACGGTGGCCGTCTCTTCTTCCTGGGTGGTCGTGGACCCATCCGGATTCGTCGTCACCGTCGTGGTCGTCGTCGTGGTTTGCGTAGAAGGCACTGCGGGTTGGGGCCCCGCTGGAGGCGGCGCGTTCGGATCAATCACCGCATCCGTCGGGCCCACTTGCGAGGCCGGCTTCACGGTCGGCACCACCTCGGTCGGGGACACCGGGAGGATCGTGACGTTCTCCGCCGCAGGGGCCGGGACCCCCAGGCCGAGCGGATCGGTTTGGGATTCGATCGAGTTCGGGTTGCTCGCTGGAAGGCTGTGGATATAGGTGTGAGCCTGCGACGGCGTCAGCGAGGAAGGAGGCGCCACCGCGCCTTTACACTGTGCATTGCTGCCGTGATAGGTGTACCGATAATGATTGTTGCAGAGGCCCGTCCAGGACATCTGGAGGGCCCCCAGCCCGCAGGAGGCGTCCCCGTCGACAACGGATAGGACGTCGCAGGAAAGAATCCACACCCAGGGCCAGCCGGGATGCCGTTGGGCACGGTCAGTACCTGCACGCATCCCACCGTCAGCGGGGTACATCCATTGAAGAACGTCCCATTCGACGGCAGCGTATAATTCGGAATGTTGACGATCTGAGGCTGCGCCGCCAGCGCCGCCGTTTTCACCGCCTGCACCTCCTGGGAGGAATAGTGCAGGCTCGCCAAGGTGAGGGCGGCCGAGACCCCGAGCAGCCCCCACCCGACCGGCCCCGTGGCGAGCCGCACCGCCACTGAGGCCACCGTCGGCGCTGAGATGGCCGAGGCCACGGCGCCCGTGAACGCGGCCCGTTGCGCGACCTGATAGGCAGAGATCGCCGAGGCCGTGGCGACCCGGACATAGCCCGTTGACGAACTGGAGACTTGAAAGGCGTGCACCGGGAACGCGATCAGATAGACCGCAATCATCTCCGTGAGGAGGAGGTAGAATCCCTTTCTGAGTGTGACTACTGTTTTCCGCATACGATCCCCATCAGGAAACAGAGGACGAACAAGGCCGCAAACTCCAACTGATTGACGAGGGTCAGATCCGTCCAGACCATCGTTCGTCCCCTTCTCCCTTGTCTTGCTGCGCTACTTACTGGCCGGTGGAAGGGCCACAGACCCAGTGGGTGAGTACCCGAGCACATCGATGAACCGTTGCCCTTTGTACTCTCGGAGATTCACCGTGAGGTGACAGGGTTTCATCTTATTGGCCTCCATCAGCCTGTAGAGATGCTCATGCTCGTCGGAGATACTGGCCTCCAGGCTCGTCGTATCGTCATCGAAGTAGAGCATCGCGGTCCGATAGGTCCGCGTCCCATCTTGACTCGGTTTGGACTTCACCCCCATCACCACACAATTCGCGACAAACTTAGACATGCCTCCCCCTTTCGTTAGACCACTGCATCCAGCCCTGTCGAAGACAGGACCACAGACACACGAACACGGTCCCGCACACTCCACACCGGCCACGCACGCGCGGCCCGCACATGTAGAGCCTTACGACACCGGTTCGACAGAGCCGGCAGAGAACCCGTTTCTTGGGTCCCACGCCCGCATCTGATTCTTGAGCCGCCGCGCCTCTTGGCCGCTGGCGAGCAACCCCAACTGTTTGCCGCCCCATCGTTCCACCCCCTCGACGATAATGCCGACCAACCACTTCTCACCCGCGTCTGGGTGCGCACAGAGCAGCCCCAACATGGGCGCGAGGCTCTTCTCTGCCCACCGTTTCACGTCTTCAATCTTCTGCACCGATTTGGCGATCTCTAGCCGAGCCCGTTGCATCCCGTCCGTCAGGACTTTCCACCAATCCAACAACGGCGCGTAATAGCGATCCTTCGGATCATCGGCTCTGGTGCAGTCCCGGAAATCCAAGGCACTGCGAAACACGCCGACGATGTACTTCTGGAAGGAGTCTTGATCGAGCCCAGCCAAGGCCATCCCCACCGCATCCGCGCGTGCTGATTTCCATTCCATTTCCCACCGAATCCAGGTCCCCTCAACCAGCTTCTCTTTCGACCGCTGTTCCGCCGCTTTGTCGTAGATGCGGAGATAGGTGTCTGACTGGCGAGAGCCCATGCACAAGGTGTGGCCGGTATCCAGGCCTGACCCCACATCGAGACCCGAAATCAAGCGGGACTGACGGAAGTGGGAGACGCAATTGCCCGCCTTGACTGATGCATAGATGCGATCCACATCGATCACCCCGTTGCGGTCATCGAGGGCCACGTCGATGCGCCCGAAATGGCCGTGTTTCTCAAAGACCCAGGTCGCCACGTCGTGAAACTTTTGATACGTCCAATCGCTAATCAACTCTTGGGACAGATCCACGTGCACTTCACGCGGAGCCCAGCTGGCCCCCGTCCCGATTCGGCCTAATCCACCTGTATTCCCACGGGACAACCAGCCTTGCCGGTAGCCCAGAAAGCCTTTTTTATCCTGAATCCACTCGCCTCCCACCCGAGCTTTCACCTCTTCGACGGTGGAATCAGGCACGGTGAAGCGAAACCACCCGAGTACACAGGTCCAGATGCTCATGTGATCCTCCGTAAGACACCGTGGAAATTCCGCCCCCGTTTTACCGA